TCTTAGCATTAAAAATTAATCTATCAGAACCTATAATTACTTGAGGCTTTTTATATATATTCATTTTATAAAGTTTTTTAAATAATAGTATTAACATTATAATAATAAACAAGTCTAGAAAATTTATTATTCCAATTAATACTATTGATGTCATTATAAAATTATTAACGTTTGATAGTGGTAATTTTTGCATAATTTAAATTATTAAAGTGTTAAATAATAATTAATGATAAACTAAACCAACTTTTTTATTTTCTTGTATTGCGTTAAGATCGTTATCAGATGCGTTGATGTAACCAGCGTTGATTAAGTCCTTTACATTTTTAAATATTTTTGCATGTCGATCCTTTGCAACATTAATTAATTTATCAATTTTTGAACCCTCTGAAAATATAACTTTGAAATTTTTAGGTAATAAAAACTCATAAGCCATTTTTTTATTAAGTTTGAAAAATTTGATGCTTTTTGTATAAGCGTAAAAAATTACATCTTTGTTGTCTTTAGCTATTTGAATCCATTTATTTAAATAATCAACGCTATAAAAGTCGCCTGAATCATGGATGCGTACATGAGTAGGCCTTTCTAGTAAAATATTTGAGTTCATAATTGTAACAAACTCTTCAGTTTTTGTTAGTTCGTATCTTTTTTGTTGGCCTTTCTTTACGTTGCTAAATCTGTAAAAACCTTTTTTAGCGTAACAATATTTTACACAGTCCTTTGCAAAAGGGCATGTTAATTTGCCGTTTAAATCTTTATAAGCTGGAATGCTAAAATTTAATATCCTTGCATTGTTTAGTATTGATGTTTTTTTTAATTTTCGGTTTTGTGTTAATAGTTTCATTTTTTTGTGTTTAGTGTTATTAATTTTTTTTATCGTTCATCTCTTTCTGCATCTGCTTTTGCTTCAAGATAATTTTCTTTCTGTATTGCTTCATATTCGTAATCTTCTATTGGTTCGCAATATTCTAAACAATATTGGCATCTGTTAGAATAATCAACCCTTGCGCCGCAACAATTGGATACATAGTCTGATCCATAATCTTCTGGCGTTGAAAGTTTCCAGTTATCGTAATTTTTCATAATATATTTTATTTTAAGTTAGTAATAAAAGATAAAAGTCTTTTATCAAAATTTGTTTTTTTGTTTCTCTCTTCTTGTTCTTTTCTATCTTTAAATTGTTGATTAATTTTTATTGAAGTGTTCCAGTCTAATTTTTTTAATTTGTCTATCTCTTGTAAATATTCTTTTAATCTTTTTGAGTTCATTTTTTAAAGTGTTTTTAGTTTTGTGTAATTATTTACAATGCAAATATATAACTTTTTTTAATATTCAACAAAAAAAACAATAAAATGTTAAAAAAGAAATAAACAATAATTTTGTTAATAACTTCCCTGCATTTCATTTGGGTTA